CTACGTTATAGTAACCTGTCGTATTTAATTTTAAAGCTTGATAACCAATACCTGTATTATTACTCCCAGTTGTGTTTGTAGTTAAAGATTCATAACCAACGGCAGTATTAGCACCAGCTGTTGTGTTTGCATCAAGAGCATAACCACCTATGGCAGTGTTATATTGACCAGTTGTGTTTAATACTAATGCACTTTTACCTACGGCGGTATTGTAAGAAGCTGTTGTATTGGAAGATAAAGCAGCATAACCGATAGCAGTGTTTTCTGCTCCAGTTGTATTGGCGTCTAAAGCAACACCACCGACTGATACGTTTTCTGCTCCAGTTGTGTTTGCTACTAATGAATGATATCCAACAGCTGTATTGCTACTTGCGGTTGTAGCAACAGCTAAAGCTGATCTTCCAATAGCTACATTATCACTACCTGTTGTTAAGGCTTCTAAAGATGCTCTTCCAACACCTACATTATCATCTCCAGTAGTGATAGCAGTACCAGCATTTGTACCAAATAACGCATTACCATTTGCATCAGTACCACTAAAACTGTCTCCTGCACCTGTACCAGCTACAGTATTATTTTGTCCATCACTTGTTACACCAGTATCTACCTGTGCCCAAGTTAGACCACCTGTGTTCCCAGACTGTGCTGATAAGAAGTAGCCATTAGTTGGAGAGTTAGATATTTTTAATCTAGCTTCATCTACTGAAGCATCTGCAATCTTAGCTTCTGTTACTGCATCATCTGCAATCTTTGCTGTAGTTACAGCACCACTTGTAATCTTAGCTGCACTAACTGTACCATCTCCGGGTGTAGGAATACTTACAGCAGATCCTATCTGTACTATAAATACAGAATCTCCACTAGCTAAGTTAGCACCAAAGATAATAGTATTAGCATCAACTAACGCAAAGCCTTCTGCCGGAGCAGATGTTCCTGTATTAGCTTTTTGGATTACACCATTAATACTTACGATTAACTGAGCTGCATTCGTTACACTAGCAGCAGAACCTGAGTTACTACTTTCACGTAAGTCATATGTAGCTATACTACCATTAAGTGTAGGTGCTCCGCTTCCACCAGCTGGACATAAGAATAAGTACTTAAAGTCTCCAGTTGATGTTACTTCACCCCAAGATGATCCATCATAGACTTTCATCTTGTTAGCAGTTGTATCAAATACTAAATCACCTTCATCATTACTTGATCCGGGTTCTCCAGCATTTACACGATAACGAGCATTAAAATCGTTAATATCATCAGAAAGTTGTTTAACATCATTCTCAGCCGCTAATATTTTATGGTAATTATATGTGTTACTAGATCCAGTAGATGAAACCATTAGACCTACACCAGAGGCTAGAGTTTCACTATATAGACTAGATGGGAAATTATTAATTGTTACGTTATCAGATCCATTACCAGCTGTCCTTGCAGTAGTAGATACACCACTACCATTAACAACAATACCAGCTGCATCTGAAATACTAATTACGACACCAGAAGCTGGTTGAGATGTTGGGAAGTTATCCTCATCTGCTATAACTTCTAATCCACCAATAGGTGCAATCTGTGCTGCAACATAATCTACCACAGCTCCGGATGTTGGTAACTGTGTATCACTATTAGAGATAGATGTTTGTTTCAGATCACTAGCTAGTTTTGCAAGTGTTACATTACTGTCAGCTATCTTAACTGTTGTTACATTAGCATCTGTAATCTTACCTGTAGTAACAGCGTTAGAAGCAAGTTTAGCGTCTGTAACTTGAGACCCACCAATATGGGCTGTGTCAATAGATCCATCTACGTAGTGTTCAGAATCTATACTGTCATCAGCTATTTTTGCATTAGTTATCGCATCTGCGGCTATTTTAGCTGTAGTTACGTTTAAATCTGCTATATGAGCTGTATCTATACTACCATCTGTGTAATGCTCAGAATCTATAGCATCGTCTGCTATTTTAGCACCTGTTACTGCATCAGCACCAAGAGCTGTAGTATCTACAGAGCCTGCTGCGTAATGTTCAGCATCAATAGAATCAGCTGCTAAATGTTCTGAATCTACAGCGTCATCAGCTATCTTAGCTCCAGTTACTGAATCAGCACCTAATTTAGCTGTAGTTACTGCTCCATCAGTTATTTCACTGGTTGCAATAGCTCCATTAGATGCGGCTGTAACTCTACCCTGTGCATCAACTGTAATATCAGCAGCAGTATAGGAGCCAGCTGTAACTGAAGTATTAGCTATCTTAGCTGCTGTTACAGCATCGTCAGCTATCTTTGCTGTAGTTACCTGAGAGTCTGCAATGTGAGCAGTATCAATACTTCCATCAACATAATGCTCGCTGTTAATTGAATCATCGGATATATTATCTCCATCTACTGCATCATTAGCTAATTTTACATGTGTAACTTGACCATCAGCTATGTGTGCAGTATCTATAGACCCGTCTACATAATGTTCTGAGTTAATCTGATCGTCTGCTATCTTAGCACCTGTGATAGCATCTGCTGCTATATCAGCTGTAGCTATTGTACCATCTAATATCTTAGCACTTGTAATAGCACCATCCTTAATATCAGATGCTAATATTGTTTGATTTTGTTCTTCTTGTGCAGCATATAATATCTGCGTCATGTTGTTGTTAAGATCTCCTGCCTTAACAGAGGAGCCAGCTGTAAAAGTTGCTTTAGCGGTGTCTACATCTGTATCACGATAAATACGTATAGAGGCTGGGCTGGATGGTATATTGCCTGACGTAAATACAACATTACCACCACCTGTTGTAGTGTAGCTGGTAATGTTATAATGTGAACCTGATGTTTTAACAGTGCCATCAACATCTACTTTAATATCGGCTTCCTTGTAAGAAGGAAATGAGAATGCTTTTGTTGCATTCCCATCACCTGTATAATCTACGAATGTTGTTGCCATTTATTTGTACATTGCTAGTAATTTGCCTGTGTCTATTTGTTTTTGACGTTGTGCTTGTTTGCCAAGTAACTGTTCTTGTATGACTTCTTGTACTATACGTGTACCAGAGATCTTATTCCAAGCTTTTCTACGTACTTGAGCCATTAGTCTACCAATCACTCTATTATGATAGTAGTCTTTATTATCATATTCACCACGTTTTCCACTTTTTATGTCATTATCCCTTTCTTGCAGTGAAGCTATAATTCTAGGATCTCGAGCTAATTTATTAAGATCAAGCTCAACATTCTCTTCTCCGATAGCTTTTGCAAATAAAGATCTTATTTTAGCATCTTTAGTTAAGTTTGTACCATCTGGTGCATGAAATACTGATTGTCTTAAGTCGTGACCAGATCTAAATAATAACTTTCTACCTTCACTTTGCTCTAGATTTAAAGGTACAGGACTAACAGCATTATAAGCACGTGTCATGAAGTCCCAATCTTTTAAAGGCTTAGCATTAAGTAGATCATACTTAATAGGTAATTCTCGTTCACCAGCAATTTGTTCAGTTATTAAGTTTCTATTACGTATAGACTGTATAATTCCTGAATTTATTTCACGCATATGTGGAGTGAATAACTTACCAAGTTCGTTACGTATACCAGAAAGAGGTACAGTGTTATTTGCAAGTCCAGCTACAATACGCTGACCTTGTCCGGGTTTAGCTCCAAATAAATCAACGAAGGATTGTATTCCAGCTAAATAAGATTTACTTGTAACAGCCTGTGCAACTACAAGAGATATCTTACCTAATTGATTCTCTGTCCATTCTTCACCCATAAGTTGACTTGCATCACCTACGTCACATATTGTAGATGCAATAAGGTTAAAAGGTTCTATTGACTCGTAGCCTGCTAATACACCACCAACATTACATGATCTTGCTTTCCAACCACCATCTATCCAAACTTGTCTTGTTTGTCTATCAACTGGTCCATTACCAGTAAGATCACCTCTCATCCAAGCCTGTGTAGCCATGAATACAACACCAGCACCTATCGCTAATCTACCTGTTTGCAGAGATTTAGCATTCATTAATTCTTCTACTGAATTTATCCCATATTTAGCTAAACCACTAATATCGTTAGGATTAGCAAATGCTATATCATTAAATTCCTTAACTAAGAAGTTAAAACCGGGTGTATGTTTACCTGTTAAGGCAAGTCCGTTTACACCAGTTCTAGCGAATAAAAAGAAAGGTCTAGCTAAAGGAGCAGCACTAAATACATCATTAAGACCTTTAGAAAAACCTGTAAGATCTTGAGTTAGTGTTACTTCTTTTCGTGCAAACTCTGTAGCTTCGTCAATTATATTACCTTGTGCGTCAAAGACTTGAGAATAAAAATCATCCTCATAAGCTCTCATTAATTCTGGTGTAATCTCAGGTAATTCAATCCCATTACCTTGCATATCAAGAACACGACGCATAGCTTTTTCACGCATCTTAGCTCTACCTAAAATGTAAGCAAACGAATCATCGGTAGCTGCCATCATTTTAGTTGAATATGTTAACAAATTAGAATTATTCATTCCACGTGCCATATTTGCTACAGCGAATGCAGCTTGTTCACCGGGATCAGCTCTACCACTATCCTCTGCCCAACGGCGTAAGATTTCCCAGTTAGCATCATTTTGTGTAAAGTCAGTATAACGTGTCTTAATGTTTTTTATATCACCTTTAAAGTAAGAATTTAATCTACTTCTAAATAAATCCCATGATTCTGGTACTGCATTCATCATAGCATTCGTAGATGCGAGACTTGAGCGTACTGTAGCAGCGTCACCAGTAAAGGGTAGTCTTATCATAGCACCTAAAGCTGTTGCAAGAGGTCTCATGAATGTTGCAGTAGATGTACCCATAATTGCCCGCATTGGTGTTTTAGGTCCAGACAAAATACTATGAGTCATTACACCTTCTAATTCTTTTATAAGAGCACCAGTTCTAGCTGGTCCACCATCAAATGATCCACCTTTTAATACTGTTCTAGCCCATCTATCAAAGTCTTCTAGAGTGTTTAAATCCTTCATCATAGAGAAAGCTTCAAATAGTGCATTCATTAGATTATCACTAGGATCTTCTTTAGCTATTTTAAGCATAGTCATGACTGATTCTTTCATATCTGCCATTTCTTGTGCCATAACATCTTCTAAGACTTTCTTAGATCCTTTACCAGCACTTAAAGCTCTAAATGAATCAGACTTTACAAACCTAGCTTTTTTAGTTTGATATAATGCAGTTAACATAGTATCAACAATTTGTTTAGCTGGTCCGTCAATATCATCTAAATCAACTAGGTCTGCTATTTCACGCCCAGCAGTACCTAAATCACGTAGTTGTCTAAGTAGAGTACCAGATATTAAATCAGCAATAACTACATTCTTAGATGTCCATACTTCAACCCCATCAATGATATCAGGTTGAGCCTCTAATAATTCTTTTAAGTATTCAGTAGCAGACATATCAGCAGCATTTCTACCTAATGTTATACGTTGATGTGCTTCTACTGCCTCTTTAAATGTCTGTGCTAATTTAACTCTATCACCTTTTGCAGCGTCTAATTGCTGAGCAAACTTCTCAGTACTAACAAGTCCTTTATAAATACGTTCTACTTGAGCTGCATCTGTGGCAGCTTCCTGTGCTATACGTTCACGTTCTAAGGGTGTTGTAACTGCTCCAGTAGAGCCTTCTTCAGCTCCCCACTCATTACGAGTACGAGAGAGCTGCTCCTTTGCTACGTCTGGATCTACTTCTGTTATATGTGCACCCTGATGTGGTTGAGATATAGGTGCATTCTTATCCGCTCTAAACTGTATTTCACCACGTCTTAATTGTGCTAAGCCGTTTGCAACAGTTTGATCTTTTAAACTTTTATTTCTTTTTATAATAGCATCTAAAGCCGGTTTAGATCCTTTCTTGACTGTCCATAATAGACCGTCAAAGAATAGACCTATACCCATACCTTCTACGATGTTTTTTATCTTCATCATAATAGGGTGATTGGTATCCTTAGTAGCTAATGGAGTATCAGCCCAACCGTACCTTTCACGTAGAGCACCTAAAGCATTTTGCCCGTCTGACTCCTTGGAAACAAGATCAGTTGCAGCACCTAACGCCATACCTCTTACGAAGTTACCTTTAGTTAAAGCTACTAAACCAGCTGGTATAGCAACAATTCCAGTAGCTGCTGCTCCTTTTGCTGCGACAAGTGCGGCAGCTGACATAGATCCAAAATGAACTAAGGATCTAAGTTGCTTACCCCACCATGTCTTTGTTTCTATAGGATTATCATAAGCTCCGAAAGGACTCCACTCAGGTCTGTATTCTCCAAATTCTTCCTTTTCTTTCTGCATTCGTCCAGACAAAGCATCAGCTGTACGCTCTGGAAATGTAGCGATAGATGATGCTGTATCTTGTAGACCACCAGACAGAATGGATTGACCTTCTTTTATTAGACCTTGAAGACCTCCAATACCTTCTTCTACGTTTCTAGGATCGTCTTGAATATCTGCATCTTGTTGCTCTAATTCAAGTTCCTGAGATTCTTCGAGTTGTCGATTTTGTTGTTGGAGGCGGTATCTATCAATGTCTTCTTGACTAAATTGTGAGTTTGTCATTTACTTCTTTTCCTCGTCTTTTGGAACAACTCTATATTTACCATCATCACCCATTATTAACTTAAACTTTTCATCATCATAACCAAGTCGTTGTAATTCCTTCTTTTTTTTCTCTGATTGGAAATAATCAAAGTCGTCTTTATAATTAAGTTGATTACCTTGAAGATTTGTATTTCCTATCCATTCTCCTCCTCGATACATATTTCTTGTACCTTGTAATGCCCGTCTAATCTCCTCTGGAACTGGTTTGCCTTCTTTAATTCTATTCTCAAAGAAAATCCTAGTAGTAATTAATCGTTCTTCGTGTTGTTTTCCAACGAATGTGTTAGCTTTAAGTATCTGATTAACTATAGCATCTGTGTTACCTTCTAACTCTGCGTTTATAGTTTCTTCGCTAAGACCTTTGTTTAAGAAACTAAACTCTGGATTAGCCTGTATATATGCTCGAGTAAATAAACCTTCCTCTTTAGAAGTAATAGCATCGCCAGCTTTAACAGTTTGAAACTTCTTCTCTACATCATTTAATATAGCTAAAGATATATCAGGTTGTAAATCTTGAAACTGACTAAGTGACATATTTTTCTTATGAAGATTTGGAAAGAATTTTAGTACTGCTGCTTTTTCTGCTCTATTTAAGTTTACTAATCGTCTCCAATCGTAACCTTCAGTTACTGCACCTTGAATACTGGTTTGTTGATTAGCTTTAACACGTATTAAATTCATTGCTAGAAAATCTTGAGTATTTTCGTCAAAATCGTCATCCATATCTACAACTCCAGAATCAACAGCTTGTATTAGTTCCTCGGAAGTAAGTCCATAAATACCAAAATCATCAAACTTTCCTGACTTAGCCATCCTGTATATTGTAGCTACGGACCGTATATCTGTACCGGGTGTCGCCCATTCAAGTAACATGCCAGCACCACGCCATGTACCAGTCTTTTCTCCAACATGATCTACTTTTCTACCCGGAGTGGCTTTACGTAAAATATTCAACACATTAGCTTCTGCTGTTCGATCCTCGTCAGTGGGATTAAGAATTAAGTGATTCTTAGTAAAATTAGGTTTAATAGTTAATGTCTTTAAGTCTTCATCACTTAGTTTTAAAAACTCTTCGGGATCTTTAAAGTTATCAGCTTTCTCATCCCACAAACCTAAAGCTTTTAATCTAGTAATTCCATATTGTAGACCACTCTGTCCATTAGCTGTACCTACAGTTGTAAAGTAACCCGGAATAGGTCCTTTATAACCGTTATTTCGCCACTCTACTAACTCTCCTAATGCTTGTTTTTCTTCTAGTGAATTAACCTCTGTGTTGTTCATCCATTTTTTTGGATCGTTCATAAACTTCTTTTTCTCTTCTTGAAGAAGTTCAGCTGTAGGTAAGATAAGAAAGTCATTTTTATCAGGTTTAAAGTCACCCTTCTTGAGCTTCTTTATCGCTTCTGGATAATTTGTAGCTACCCATTCAGCTTCATTTAAAGTAGGATTAGCTGCTCTTGCAACTTTTAATCCATTTTCTAACCATTGTTTAGCTTTAGAAACCTGTATATCTCTAGTACCCTCAAGAGGTTGCTCCGTTTCTCCAGCAATCCAGTCAGATTCCCAACTTCGATTATTTATATTCTTCCAAGTTTTTTCCTTAATTGAATAGCCTGTATTAGTAGTAACAGTCTCGTCACCGAAGAAATAACCGGGAATTTCTATTGCTCTAATATCTACTCCGTTATTCGACATCTCAAGTCTATATTCAGCTACCTTTTCCAGTACCTTATTCTTGCCATTCTCAGTCTCTATCAGATGCTGACCATTATTTTCTTTTCTATTTTCTCGAAACCAAGATTCATAACTACCGTTAATTCTTTTTACGATAGCATCTTTACTCTGTATAACTTCAGATTGTAATCTCTTTAACTCGATTACATTTCCTACGTTTCCCTTAAGTAATTTATCAGCTTCAGGGCTATCAAGTCCTGTAATAATTGTACCTGATGAGTGGGTAATCTTCACGTCATTTAATAAGTACTCTAAGCCACCCGGAGTTAGTTTATTCTTTAAGCTAGGTAATCTATCAAGAAAAATTTGTAAAGCTTCTTGCTTATTTACACCATCTATTTTTTGTATTTTTGATATTACGTTATCTAAATTTCCATCATGAACTACCTTTTTCGTACCATCAGGTTGTTCTATTACTGACGAGCTGGTGGCAGCATTTAGAATAATATTATCTCTCTTTCTATCTACATTTTTATAATACCTTTTAAGAGTAGTTTGTTTATATGTAGATATAGCAGATGCCTGTTCCTTTGCTAACTCAGGTAATAACTGCCTGTTAATGTATTTCTGGACTTCTCTCGAATTAATATCAAGACCTTTAGCATTTAGATCTAGATAGAGTTTAGTAACGATATTTGTAATAGCTTTATCAGAAATGCTATTTGCTTGAGCTTCGGTCGCTGCGGAGTATATAAAATTTTCTTCAATGTTAGTATTGAAAGCAGAGGCACCATGCTTGTTATAGACCTCTTTTACACTCTCAAAGTCTATCTCTTCACCTGTTGGAAAATATTGAAGTTTTAAGAATTCAAGAGCCTGTTCATCTACTTCACCTGTTTTTTCATTAAATGCTAATTTTCTAAGCTCCGCATGTAACTCAGTCTCGGTTAATTCACTAAGATCTTCTAACTCACTTAGCTTAGCTTTTGCATCTTTACTTAATTTTCTAAATCTTTTTATAGTTTCTCGAGATTCCTTATCAGCATCACGAAGTTTTTTTAATTTAGCACCTTCACCAAGAAGCTGATCTAATTGAGTAAGTTTATTAAAATCAGCATCAGCCATTTTCTTCTCAATTTGACCTAAGTCTGCCAAGAACGTTTTTAGCTCATCTTGATTATCAGTAATACTTGCATTAGCTGCCTTTGATAAATCAGGCGTGACGTCTTCCCAGTTGGTATCACTAATATCGGGTATCTGATCCCGTGGTGTACCAATTATATTTGAATATGATGATGTCATACTAACTCCATGTCTACGTCAATTTGGTCGTAATCTACAGTTAAAAAGTTTATGTAGTTAACTGATGAGATGCCTACAGCCATCGGATTTTTCTTAACAACGTCCTGAGCCATAACTCCACGAAAGCGTCTATCAGCACCTTTGTAGCTAAACTCATATATCTTATAACCTTTAGGTGATATACCAACTTGTTTAATATTATCTTTTAACTTACGGTCAGAGGCATCTCCACCAAAGAACCAAGACAGTGGACCACCATCTGTTGAACCTAGTCCTCCCAAGCTATATATACTGCTTGCCATACTTAAAGCTGTTGTACCAATCTTTAAGGCACCGCCAAGTCTATTAGTTGGAGTTAGCATAGCTGGTGCTCCATACATAGCTGGTAAACCAAATCCTTCTCTTGCTGCTGCATTTGCAGCCATTAACTTACGTACGGCTCCAGTATTTGCATAAGCCATATTTCTTCCTAATATATTATCTACGACACTATCAACTTCAGATCTTTTCTGAAGTAAAGCTTGGTATTTTTTAAGACCAAACTTAACAGCACGTCCGCCTTCATTTACAGCTTTAGAAGCTAAGAAAGCTTTTGTAGCATCTTCTATAACACCTCTACCTTTACCTATATTTGTTAGAGCAGAAGCATAGAAATCACTAAGGGTCCTAGTAAATCCTAGTATACCTGTATTTAATGCTCGTTTAAAGGTAGTCTCTTTATTAGCATATTTGAGGTCTTCTTGCCAATGGTTGACCACCTTGGCTTCATCTGCTCGTCTGTCGGCCGCTCTTTGACCGGCATTAAGATCCATGCACACGGCAAAACTCTATAAATTGTACATTATTTGGTCCGTATTCAAACTTACGTAAGAATTTGAAACCTAGAAACTTGAGCAATTTTAAATGCACAGTGTTTCTACTATCAACTATATTCCAAAGGAGAGGCTCTTTACGGCTATCGACATACCGTTTGGCTTCTCTTGCGAATGTAATTGGATATCGGTTAATATTAGGAGTGCAAAGCATCCATATATCACCATCTTTTCCTACTCCGGCCATGCCAGCAGTCTTGCCGTCAGGCACTGTGAAATACACGTAGGAAGGGTTGTGAGTCATGAGAAGGGGTAGTTCGTTATGATCTATCCCATGACCTTCTTCGACCTCTCTGAGGTCATCTGGACGGAGGTTGGAGGCTACCTCCTTGGCAGCCTCAAATGTTAGTGGGTGTATATATTTAGCCACGTCTGTAATATTTGGGTGAGTAATTACCCTCCCAAGATACTGCACGTAGTGTAGCTGGGGCGGGATGTGATGATTTTAACGTAACATCTACGTTTGTATTCTTTTCGTATACTGGTACCGTTTGTATATACTCCTCTAAATAAGGTGATCTAGATGCGTTATAACCATCCATAACGGTTGACTCATATACTTCTGTATAATCTGTTTTACCTACACGTTCAAGTGTGGTTTCGTAAAGTCCTATCTTTCCAAAGTGAAGTTTTATTCTATGTAAAACTAACGAAGCATTTACATCTGATCGAGCACTCTCTCCTTCTTTTCTAGTGTAATAAAATGTAGGAAACTTAACTTCATAAGGATAGATATATCCTATAGTTAGTGTAACACCTTGCCAGTTTCCGGGTACAGTAAAACTTGTACCTGATACTGTGGCTTCAGCGTATCTACCTTGATCGTTAGTAGGAGCTGGAGTACCACCTTCATCAATTACTATTAGTTTGTGATTAGGAGTAGTGACTGAACTTAACCAACTAACACCAGAAAAAGTAGTCAGATTTGTAGCTGAGTTAAAGTTACCATTACTAACAGTAGTATAATTATCTATATGAAGTAAGAAATCAACACTGTCTATACTTGTAGAAGGATCATTTTCTGTTTGTACAAGTTTAATACACTGTAAAAACTTATCACTATCTAAGAAAAAGTATTCATCATTAATAATAAAATGATATAATAATGGGTTATTAAATTTCCACTTAAACCATGCAGCTTGCTGTCTTTGTTCAGAAACTTGAAAGTATTTATAACCATAAACAATATCCGAATCTGTCTTACCCATTAGAACAATAGAGTTCTCTCTTGAGTTAGTTAATAAATCAATATCTTTAGGTAATAAAGTAGGGACTACCTTACTTGCTTCAACAATATTAGGTTCACCTTCTCTTTGAGTATTAGCCATTTCATTAAATCGACTAAACTTACCAGAGTTATCTAAGTATGCTAAAGTTGTTCCTAGAGATATTGGAGGTATGGTTTCGTTATAATTAAAAGTTGAGACACTACGTAACTTAGCTGTATCAGGGTTTAAAACTGTATCATCTGATGATAGTAAAAACTGTTGGTTTGTACTGAATACTACTAGACCTGTATTAATTTCTATACCATCAAATAATTCAGATGGGAATATAGAAGCAGCTGATATATCTATAGGATCAGCAGCAGATACTGTAAGAGCTGACTCAGCAAAGAAATCAGGAGTACCGAATGTCCCCGGTCTAGATGTTATTACATTTTCTCCTGATAATAAAGCTAATCTGTTACGGAAAAATAAAACTTTATTAATACGTTGACCTACGAAACTTGGTAGAGGGTTAGTAATATCATCACCTACTTCTCGATCAGCATATGTAAATTGTTTTACAGTAAATGTAGTAGTAGCTGTACGTTGTATAACTAAAGGCATATTAGTTAAAGTTTTAGCTATACCCGGTTTAGCACATTCTATCCATGAACCAGTACCATCTCTATTATTTTCTCCCTCAAATTTTAAGTAGTAATCATCTTCCTCAGCCATTCTAGCATTAGCTATTTTGACTATATAACCATGTTTACATTGATTAGGTAAATTTTGTACGTCGTTTACAGAGCCTTGCATAACACGCATCAAATCTTCTTCAACAACTTCTATACTAAATGAGCTAGTACTGGAAAAATATATTCCCGGTCCTATAACTTTTGCACTAATACCACTAGGTAAGTTAGCTGTAATACCACCAAGAATGGTATCAGCAGTTACCGCTGTATCAGCGTCAAAAGGTGTAGGAGCTGGTCGTATTAAACCATCCCCATTAGAAGACACAGTAGCATTAACTTGTGTACTTTCTATCTCAGTTACAGTTATTTCTATATAAGATTGTCCATCAGAACTACTTGCTTCTGAAGCATGCTCTGGGTTAACTCGTACAACGTCTCCAACTTCCCAACCTTCACCACCATGTAGTAAGACACATTCTATATTATAACTACATCTGTAGTTTTGTCCATCTGGTCCATCACTTGAAGCACTATAGTTAGGGCTGACACCTTGTTGACCTAAAGCTGTTATACGAAATGTTAAGTTATCTCTACCTGTAGTTAAAGTTGTACCACTGCTGTTTTTAACATGTACTATATTACTTGAACTGGTATAACTACCAGCAGCTGTAGCAGCATAAACTTCTGTACCTATACCGGGACAATGTCCTGACCCGTCTCCTTCATCAAAGTCGTTCCCAGTAACTTTTATTTTAGTAGCTCGTTTAACAGTTGTAACAGTTGTACCATTGTTTATATTAATACCATATTGTCTACCATTTTCTGTACGTAGTAATTCTACATATCCAAAATGAGCATCTGGTCTAGCGTCTGTTACTCCTGTTGTTCCAATAAGAGTGTTAGCATTAGTAGAGTCACGATTAGTAAGAAAGGTTGTATCATTAATCGTAAGTGTTTGAATATTTTCCGGTGTACTTGTAGCTAAGTAATTTGTTATAGCTGTTTGACCACCAGTTCCGTAAGCTGTAGTCATTTGCACACCATCGCTACAACGCCAGACACGTATCTGACCATCAGCTGCAATTTGTCCTATGTATGATCCTTCTGTCTCATCACGAAAATAATGAAACCACGAACCACCACTCTGTACGTTAGCTAGAGGAGTTGTGCCAACTCTTTTAGCACCCGGTCTTTTAAATAAACCTTTGGTTATGTCTGGTATTGCATTTGTTATCTCTTGTACCTGACCGGGAAATTTTAGCTGGTCAGGCTGTTCTGACATTCCTAGTGAGTATTGAGGGATAGTTTGTGTAATTGTTGCCATTATCTTCTAAGGTTTCTCCAAGGTTGGTAAGTTTGATATGCAGTATCATCTTCAAATCCAAACATGCTATGATCTCCTTGATTACATTCATACTCCATAAGAGCTGCTCTAGCGAGTGCTTCTTGTTGAGCTAATAATCTAACAAGTTCTGGATTAGATACTAATTTTGTAGCAGCTACTCTAGAGGCTCTATAAACTATGTATCGTCTGAATATAATAGGTAAGTCTTCAAAATTATATAGTTTGACAACATCAAGATCTATGCTATCTACGTCTGCAAACTCATCAGTATGATCTATTTTGTCATATAAATAACCATTACGACGTACAAAGTCATAAGGTCTACGAGCTTGATTATCATGCAAATCCATAGATAATATATCATTACCTATTTCTATTTTATTCGTAACAGAATCAGGTGTGTATTTTATATGTTTCTCTGTGTTAAAATGCCACCCCTCTGCTTGCGTGTCTACGTTAGCATCACGGAGTAGATTATATATTAATGATACTTCTGGGTTATCAAAGTTTAGAGTGGTTAAAGGTGATTGTCCAATAGCCCCCAGTATATTATTTACTGCGGACAGTTCGGTGTCGATGTCAATAGTTGTGGAAGCCATAAGAAAAAGGGGAGCCGAAGCTCCCGTATAAAAAATAAAAATTAGAAAGCAGCAGGCTTAGTAGCTGTACCGGCGAATAATTCGACAGCAGCAGCAGGGTTAAGTGAATCTGCTCCCATTGCTAGGCGACCTAAGATTACGTCACCTTGGTATACAACTGAAATGTCTCCAGATGTTACCTGTACTTGTGGTCCAATAGCTTCAACAACACCAGCAGCTTCCTTCTGGAAGATAAGTCCGCATGAGTTCTCGAAGTTAGAGTCACCATTACCGTAGTTGTTTACGGTTTTAACAGCACCTGAGCCAGCTGTCTCGTCAACCATAGTAACTTCTGTGAAGCTTCCTGTGTTTCCGGGATCTGTTACTCCGGGGTTTGTTGCAGAACCTGTACCATACTTAGTACCGAATCTTCCAAAGAATGGAATATTCATTGACTTGTAGATCTTGATTCCAGCAATTTCGATGATACCATTACCTGACTGTAATGCGTCACCTTGCTCATCTCTGTTGATAAGACCACTAGAACCAACAGCTTGTATTAATTCGTAGTATTGTCTTGGGTTCAACACACCAACTCTACCTTCAGTAGAAACTCCTTTCTCGTCGAGTGCAGCAGCTGCATCGTAGAAAGCGTTTACTAAAGCTGTAGAGCTGTAAGCATCAGATCCGTTTGTAGTTGTACCTACACGAACCTGAGTACCACCGGGCTCAACGAAGTTAGTCTTAGTGATAGGACTAGCTTGTCTAGAAGCTTTGGTGATTGATCTGAAGATCTTTCTGTCATACTTCTCTGCTAATGCGTAGCCGATTTTCTTAGAGATCTCTCCTCTTAGATCATAGTGTGCTAGTGTTTCATCTAGCTCATAAACAAATGCACTTGAGATTAATAAATCGTCGCATGTAATTGTTTTTTCAGCTACTGGAGGTGCTCCATCGGAGTTACCTAGTATGCTGTTTCCGGGAGTATGGTACTCCGCAGTTGTTCTACCTGTAAAGATGAACTGAAGTGACTTACCGTTTGTAAGTGTTCTCTTCATTACAAGGTCTCTAGCGATTGTATTACGCTGGAAGCCTTTGAACATCTCTCCACTGAACAACTTTAAATAAAGTGCTCTTCTAGCAGCAGTTGTAGAAGCAGCACCATTATCAGCACCCGGGCTAGTTAAGCTCGTGGTTAGTGTGCTATTTTGTTGTGCCATTGATATGGATTGTTAAAAGTTTATATTGCTTTGTACAAATTTTTCTCGAGATTGTTTGTGGTCTATCCCACCGTCTAGACGGCATAAGGTATCCAGCGTACTGGGCTTGTGCCAATTGAGAAGAGGTCCGACTCTGAGGTGCCTCTTGTCTCATGTGATATAGAACATGTGACCATTCTATAAAACAGAAAAGAGCCGCAATCGTAATGATTGCAGCCCAACATGAATTTAATTTCACTTAACAAATTTTGTGTAAGCAATGCCACGATATACGTAAGTTACTTGCATTGTAATCTCCATATACCTAAGCCCCGTTCCATGCTTAGGAGTCATGCGTCCCCAAGTGGGGGATGAACGGACGGGATTGCTATTCTCCTGTAAGAGCTTCCTCTAGCGATTCATACTCTTTTTCTTCAGTTTTGTTTTCAGGTTGCTTTGCTTCTGGTTCAGGTGAATAGCTAGTAACAGAAGCTTTAGCTATTGATGATTGGTGTGCCATTATCCTAATGCGGGTGCTGATAATACTTCACCAGCTAAGTCTAGTGGGAAGTTGTGAGCGTTACGTTCGTGCATAACTTCGAAGCCTAGATTTTGTCTGTTAACTATGTCAGCCCATGTAGGGATAATCTTTCCATTAGCATCAACAACGGACTGGTTAAAGTTAAAACCGTTGAGGTTGAAAGCCATGGTACAGACTCCCATAGAGGTAAGCCATATGCCAACCACGGGCCAAGTAGCCAGAAAGAAATGTAAGCTGCGACTATTGTTAAAAGAAGCATATTGAAATATTAATCTACCGAAGTAGCCATGAGCTGCAACGATGTTATAGGTTTCATTTTCTTGACCAAACTTGTAGCCATAGTTCTGCGATACATCATCAGTTGTTTCCTTGATAATTGAGGAAGTAACCAGACTTCCGTGCATAGCAGCGAAAAGAGCTCCACCGAATACCCCAGCAACACCGAGCATATGGAACGGGTGCATAAGGATATTGTGTTCTGCTTGGAATACGAACATGAAGTTAAAAGTACCAGAAATACCAAGAGGCATACCATCACTGAAACTCCCCTGTCCGAAAGGGTAGACTAAGAAGACAGCTAGTGCTGCTGAGAGAGGAGCTGTGTAAGCTACAAAGATCCAAGGTCTCATTCCAAGTCTGTAAGATAGTTCCCATTGTCTTCCTGCATAGGCTGCAACACCTATCAAAAAATGAAAGACAATAAGTTGATATGGTCCACCATTGTATAGCCATTCGTCTAGGCTAGCAGCTTCCCATATAGGGTAGAAGTGCATTCCGATTGCATTAGAGCTCGGAACCACAGCTCCTGATATTATGTTGTTCCCATATAATAAGGAGCCGGAAACGGGCTCACGTATGCCATCTATATCTACAGGCGGTGCTGCGATGAAGGCAAGTATAAAGCAAGTAGTGGCAGTTAGTAGACAAGGTATCATAAGCACACCGAACCAGCCTACATAGAGGCGGTTCTCGGTGCTAGTTACCCACTCACAAAAACTGTCCCAATTGCTGGTTGGTTTAGTAAGTTGTATGGTTGCCATTTATTAGAAAGTAAATTTAGTTCCTAACTTAGTACCCCACTTATTATCGGCACCTTCTACTTGTGCGAAACTTAATTCACCATAGATGCCTAACTTATCTGTTACAGGTAGTTTAGCTCCTGTCTTACCAGACCAGTTTGAGTCTGACTCTGAACCATCAGCAGCGTTAAGAGTCTTACCACCTTGGATGTACCAAGCTAGATCTTTAACTTTGCTTTCATAACCTATGTGTAGGTCTGTTGCTCTTGATGTGTAGTCGTTACCAGTGTACTTAGCTCTTGTCTCTACCTTAACGTAAGGACGTGCTAGAACTGGAGAAGATATTGTAGCTGCTACTGCAACTAAGATAAAATTTTTCATTAAAAAATTCCGGGTATAATTTGACCTGTAAAAATGTAAGCACCTAGTGCTGCGGAGAATCCTAGCATAGCTAGTCGTCCGTTTAATTCCTCAGCCTCGTGCCATTGGTCGTTGCTATGGTTATGATTTGTCATAAGTCTTGGGGGTGTTTCTGTTGGAAAAATGTTTTGTTTACCGTATTCGGTAGTAATCATTATTAGTTCGGGTTGGGTAGTATACATATGGCGAGGACGATGCGATTCGGGTCGCCGCTATAATACTATGCGTTTACACTATTAACTTTCCTTTTAACTTTTTTAGGATATAGTTTAATAGCATCTTTGAGCTTTTGTACATCACCTTGAGCATCTTTCACAGCTTTGTCAAAAGCACCACGACTTTTCTTCAGTGGATCATTTACCATTTTTCCTCGGTTTTCTATACAATAAATCTCTGTCCTTCTTTCTGCGTTGCTCCATTTCTTTTTCGTGTGCTTCCATGATCCTCCTTTTAATATCAGGATGTAACCATCTACCACCCTCTCCCGGAGCTACTTCTTTCTTTTTCTTTTTCTTCTTTTTGTTTCCTTTACCAGCAGCGTCTTCTGTATTCTGCTCGTCAAAGGCATGAGTATCATAATAGCTAGGCATTTGCTGAAGTCCTTGGATCGTGTTTAAACTTATCCTTTCTTTTTACTAAAGGTAGTTTAAACTGTTCATAAGTTTCCGGCTTATCCTTCTTCTTTTTTTTCTTGTTTGCACCACTATAGTCTCTTACATCAGACCAAGGTGACGGTTTGTAATAATCTGCCATGTTAAAAATCTACGTCTGATCGTTCTAGTTTTTCGATAACGTCTCGTCTATAGGCTGGGTCGGTATCATACCTCTTATCACTCATTGCTCTAACGAGCTCTGCTTGACTACGATAGACATCCTTGTTCTGAGGAGCAGTTTTACCTGTAACCATTCTACCCTCCGTACCATTAGCATTATCATACTCTGATTTTAATCCAGAGACAGCTAATTGTATAGCTTGTACGCTACCTGTGTCGATAACTTCATCAAATGCAGCTATCTGACTTTGGTCTAAATTAGACTTAGCCCAGTTAATAATGTTAGCATAGGATGTGTCTCCTCCTGCTGAGTTTTTAATCTGGTTAATATCTGATTCAGTTAATTCAGCCGGTGGTGCTGATTGAGAAGGCTCAGCTTTTGACTGAACCTCCATGTATGCTTTAATTAGATCTTGAGAAGATAGAGAAGCAAACTTAGCCATGGTTTCGTCTGACAACTTGTTGCCATTCTTGAAGTACTCATCACTAGCAGAGTTTATAAGTGTAGCATTATCAGATAGGTCTGATTCTTCTTCAGACTTTTCATCTTCTGCACTAACCTTTTCTGTATCTTCTGAGTCCTCTTTGTTATCACCAAGCTTTTTCTGTAACTCTACATAAGCTTTCTCTAATTCTTGCGCATTCTTATATTTACCAGCTAGTAATTCATCCTGACCTTGTTCTATCTCTTCACCAACTTTAAGGGAATCCTGTTCCTCCTCTGTTAGATTATCAGTTATAGTTTCAGTTGTTGTCTCTGGCTGATAAGTTAATGTTTCTGACATTTATTCTTCTGGTGGTCCTTGTTGTAAATTTTGTATTGCTGCGGCTGCTTGTTCAGCTAACTCTGGATTCTTACTTGGGTCCATAAGTGGAGTGCCTGCAAGTTGTCCAGTCTGATCTATAAGTGATTGTTGTGCTTGTTGTCCTTGTACTTCTTGTTGAAGTTGTTGAAGTTGATCTTCTGTACGTACAAGATTTAAGACATCAATACCTTGTGCTGCTGCAAGTCTTTTAATAGCTTCACTAGGATCAATAAATTGAGTTAAAGATTCTGGTCCAAGAGTCTGAGCTACAGTACCTAAGAATCTAGTTAAAGCTTCGTTGTCTTGTCCTCTTCCTAATGAATTTATACCAGCTACTATCTTAGGTCTAACAATATCTTTTGGTAGCCTTGGTATTTGATTTGATCTTTGTAATATTAACAAAGTTCTATTTAAATATGGTACTAGAAATTCTACTGTTAGTAGTGAGAAGATCCCACCCAAAGATTGTTCTAGTTCTAACTGAGTAAGGCGTACCTCTTCAGCTGTAACCCTTTCAGCATTCCTTATGTTCATAACTAAGAAAGCTTCTAGGATTCTCTTTTCAATTGCTGCTGCTAAGTTTGCAGCTGTAGCAAAGTCTGCTGTCTTACCGACTTGCACGACTCCTACATCTTCTGGTCTACCCTGTATAATGGCTCCGTTACCAGCTTTGGCAAGAGTTCCGGGTTTGGTTGTGGCAGATGGTGAGACAAGAAAGATAACTTTACTTGCTACACTTGAACCTTCTACGAGAGCTTGAGATAATCCGTTAAGACTTCTTAAGTCTCCAAGAAATTCTTCTACTCTACCTCTTCCGTAATCTTCTCCGTCTACTGTATTGAATCGAAGCACTAACCATGGTGAAGCTTTCTTCGGTGCTGAGCTTTGGCTACCATCGAGGATCATATCATCTACCTCTTGATGCCACTTCCAGTTACCGCTGCTTTCATCCAATTTAACACAGGTGTATACCTCAGCGTCGTCTTCATCAGCACCATATTCGCCCGTAGGCTTTTCGTTAGGAGGGGGTGCTATCCCTAAGACCTTACGACTTACTAATTCTTTAGTTATTATTTCAATAACGTTACCGTTACCATCTCTATTTACTACGTATCTTTGTAGTGGATAATGTTTTAAACCATCCTTGCCCATAAATATGAGAGCATTACCAGATACAATAAGATGTTTTAACGCTTGATGTACTACGACTCTATCACTAGATGCAGCTATGTAGTCCATGATTAATCTTTCAATTTTGGAGAAAGATAAATCTAACTCAGTACGCATCATAGGATCTAGAGTTTCACCAAGCTTATCATCTCTAACTTGTAGCTTAAAGAAGCTAGTTTGTGGGGGTAAGGTAGCTAACATAAGCTTTGCGGATAAAGTAACTACCGCTTTGGCTCCGACTGATTGCCATGGTTGTAGCAATGTACGTTTGCCTTTATAGTTATCGTCTTGAGTAACTAGATATGGTAAGGTAAGTTCAGAACATTCAACAGCTGTGTCTAGAAACTGAGTTCTACCAGATGTTAATTTATTGTATCTTTCCTTAGCCTTATACATTTACTCCTCCTGACTGAGCTCCTGATTCAGATCCGCCAGTATTAAGTGGGATCTTTAATGCGTCAGTACCTGTTCTTTTTGAAGCACCTTTAGCATCTTTTTTAGTTTGTGTTCCGTACTCTACTCCAGCTACATCATCTGGATCTAATAATTCCTTCTTACTTGGAAGTCTAGAAGTTTGTACTAGATCAGGTTGTCTAGGTTGGATCGGTGCCGGTGTAGATAAGACTGTTGGAGGTCTTGATCTAAAAGGACCTACACACATAGTTTATTCCTCTAATATTGATTTAATATATTGTACCACTTCTTGTTGTCCAGAGCGATACATGATGGAGGCTAAATCCTCCTTGGGATGGATGGGATACCAAGCGAACTTGGCTTCCAAATCCTCTACTAATTTCTCTAGTTTATCTGAGTGGAAACTAAGCGTATTGAGGGAGGTTGGTGTTTGCATGTTCAAAAAATGCTGGCATACGAGCTGCTTTTGTGTCAGAAAATTGGGGAGCTTTTCCCTCATACATTAACCGATCGCTCGCATCCAGCCAAAAATTTTTGTCCAAATATTTATCGGTAGTATTTATACCTAGTGGTTGTAGTACCCAGTTAATAGTTGCTTTCCGAAGTTTATCCAGAGAAGGGCTAGGAACAAGACCCAACTCACGACATACAAGGCTATTTGTTGCCACGTGGATCTGTTCATCTCTGGAAATATCAGCTGATACGGTTCTAAG